CCACCAACTGTGCCTTTCTCAGCGATGACAAAAAGAAGATCATTCTTCGGATCACCAGCCTTCCAGACACCTCTGTTGGTATGAGAGCCCGACCACTGCGTCAGACGACGAAGCAACTGGACCTCGCCAGCGAAACCATGAGTTCCACCGCCGAACATGTTGAACGCGCCGCCAGCAGCCCTGTTGAAGTTATTAGAACTCGACAGGTTGATCGCAATCAAGTTGTCACTTGTAGCAGAGCCAGAATAGAACTGCTCAAGCAGAGACCCGGAGCACTTGAATATATAAAATCCAGTTCCGTTGGTGTCAGCACTTGCCGAAGTGAGCGCTGGGTCGAAACGCAAGATTCTGTCAATAGCGTCATTGTAAACATTGCCGCGAGCAGCAGAAGTCCCAACCATGCCAGCAACCGCAGTGGGGCTATCGGTAGCGATGGTGTAAGTTCCACCAAAGTTACCAGAGGCAACAGCGTGAATTGCGACTTCGTTATCAACAGTTGACGAGCCAGTAGCAGAGGCATAGCCATTGCTCAAGCTATAGAAGCCCTTCTCAAGATTCGCATGATCAAGATTCACACCGCCAGTAAGCTGCGAGGCAACAACCCCACCGCCGTACAGCGACTCATCTGCCACACCGTGCAGGCGAGGCATCGAAGATCCATCCGCACTGTACACAAAATCCAAGAAGAAAATGAGTCCAGCAGGAAGGCTCATTGGCTGAACACTAACGAGGTCGTTAGCAATCAAACCGGCAAACACGCGACGAACGATGGGGAATGCCACGGAAGCAAATCCTTCAACGTCACCTGCCTGCATTGTCGAAGCTTCACGCAGAAGCTCCTTGGCCTGGTTTTCCAGCAAGCGGGCCATGCTTGCTCTTTGTCTTTCATCGCTAAGTCCTTCTAAAAGTCCAGTTTTCTCCCACTTTCCAAGCAGAGCGGAACCTTCCTTCGAAAGATCGCGATTGACAATACCTTCTGTAAGTTTATCTAAAACAGACATATTATTGATCCTCCTTATAGGTTAGTCTATCTATCCATAATACCAGCAAGAACCTTCATCCTGTCATAGCCAGGACTTGGGGCTTTTTTCTTGCTTCTTGACGGTAAAGACATCGCAGGTTTACTAACAGCTTCGCTAAGTGATTGTGGCTTGCTTTTTTGAGCCGAGCCCACCGCGCTTTGAAGAGTTTCGTAAATAACCTTCGTTTCTTCAATCGTCTTTGTATTTGAAATAGCCTCGACAATTTTATTTTTTTGCCGCTCATTCAGGGAGGTGCTATTCAAAACATCATTAGTATACAAAAGCTTCGCGTTCGAAAGATTAACTTCCTCCAGCTTATCCTTTGCAACCAAAACCAGTTGTTTAAGCTTGTTGTTGTTCTCAGCAAGCTTATCGTATGCGCTTTTTAATGCCTCATACTTTTCTTTAAATTTATCATCTTGAGCCTGAGCCATCATAAGTTCGTCGTTATGAACCGCAACTTGCTCAGGGACGCCAGCGTATCCACTATTAATGGGTGCAACGTCAACTTTAAGGAATTCCTTGACAACCTCTTCCAAATTGTCTTCGGTAATTTCGATCTCTTCCTCTTGGACTGCGGGGCTGCCATCAGGATTTTTATGTCTTCTCCCTGGCTTTGCCCTATCGGCTTGTGGCGTAAGTGCTTCTTCCACTTCTTCCTCATCCTCTTCGTGAAGACGGTCAGCGTGCATGCGCTCACGTCCTTGGTCACGGTCCTCATTACCAGTGCGAGCAGCGGCACCACCCTCATCAAGATCGACACCGCGACCTTTAAGAATATCTGCTTGTGTTACTTTACCGTCACCAGTCAAATCGGGAAATTCTTTCTTTTCATCCAGATCGTCTTCCTCTGTAGCGCTAGCCATTATTTGATTAACAAGCTCATCGCTAAGCTCGGCAGCCTCTTCTAATCCCATGCCCTCGTCCCCTTTATCGTCCATTTCGCCACGGATCGCGTCAAGAAGCTCCTTCGCAGAGATTTCAAAATTCTGTTGTTCACCGTCCTCCGGGCAAGGGCAAAGTTCTTCGCCTTCCTGACCTGCGTCTGGCATTTCGCCAACATCCTCTTTCGAGTCCGGGCTCATCATGGCACCAGTTTCCTCTTGGTCTTCTGGCTGTTCTAACAGGGCCGTAACGGCTTCTTTAATTTGTGTAGCATATTTGCTTACCACCACAGCTTCGGCGTTTTTCAAAGCCGCTTCTCGCAGTGCATCCGCATCAACTATTGCTTGTTCTAACAAAGATGACATGTCATGTTTCCTCTAGGATAATTAAAACTTCACAAATAAGTAGTAGTCAAATAGCTTAAATTCCAATTTTACCCGTTATTTGTTTTTTGCGAAGCGTTGTGCTTTTCTATTGCTCTCTCTCGTCTAATTTTTTTCTTTCTTCTCTTTACGGAGTTCTTTTCAAAATACATTTTTTCACGAAATTTATCGAGAACACCCTCTTTTTTGCACTTCTTTATAAACCTCTTTATTACCCTTTCAGGGTGCTCGTTCTTTCTGGGTAGAACTGTCATGTTACTTGGCTTATTCCCTGACGAGTAAGACCGAGAACGATACTCATAGTTTTTCATCTGATCGCGTTCGTGTTTACTTGTATGTCGATATGTTTTTCTTTTAGCCAACGTAACCTCTTACCCAACGCCAGTAGAGCCAGAGTAGTTATTGCCAGAGGTCCCAGATAAGTGCGCGGCACGGATACCGGTCAAGCCGGCAATGACTGTCGCCTCTTTTATAGTTTGATCACATGACAATAAATATATTTCGGTACACTTGATTTCCATGGTTACCGACTCGCTGCCGCTAAGCTCAAAGAAAAATCGTGATGGAGCACCCGCAACACCGGCCTCAGAAAAACCAACCCTAATTCCGTTATCAGGTCCCACACCGTAATTAGAGCCGGTTGGGTCATGTCTAACAGTGACAAATTTTGTAACATAAGGAAAAGCTACCTTAGCTGCCGCCGTGGTGCTTGTGTGCCCTTTTCCTTCGGTATTAGACGCCGGCACTAAGATTGACGACGTAACATAAGGCATTCCGCTTACTTGGTATGACCCAACATTGTTGACACCCACATCGTAGCGACCTTTAAAACCATCGTATGCCATTTATAACTCCTTCCTTACTAAATAAATAGTCTATTAAATTAAAGCTTTCCAATTTTTTCCACCAACAGAAAGAATACCTGAAATATCTACACCCGGATCGGATGGGTCAGTGTCAGCAAGAGGGTCGGCTGCCATTTGTGTTTTGCTTTTTTGTGCTGGTGCCGGGGTTGTGCCTTCGAAAATATTGATACCATTAAAAGCGTCGCTGCCTATCGAGTCCAAAAGTTTTTTCTTATCGGATGACAACTGATTGTTGATAATCCTCTGAGATTTTGTAGCGGGAGTCGGAGCCGATTCTTTAATGACAGGGCTCCCAAGCCCACTCACCACCTCAGAAACAATACCAGACAGGACACCCTCCTCAAGTATTACCTCTTTAATACATTGTTTAATTAAAGGCTTTAAAACCTTCTTTAATTCTCCAGACTTCATTTATCCTTCCTTAGTATTTCGTTTAAAGCAAAATTAATTCTATCTTTTTTAGAGAGGCCTAAATTTCTTTTTTTGCCCTCGGCGTACATATAAGCCTCAAAAGTTGAAGGCTCTGAAACAAAATCAAAGCATATCAACTGGAAATCATCCTGAACAATCGTGTTACCGCCTCTTTCAGTGACCGAACCCATCCCCCTAGAGGATATCCCAAGTTTTGCACCTGCTTTCGCAAGCTCTTGTAAAACCTTGCCACTTGGGGTGTTCAAAACTTTAACCTTCCCCATAACTTTATTTCCCTCCCACCAAGAGTCAACAACCATGTGGGAAACCTTTTCCAGGGTAATCACTGAACTATCTGGGTGGTCCAACTCACCGAGAGCACGACCCTCTTTAATGAGATCCATATACTTTTCCATTTCCCTTCTAAGAATTTTTTCACTGTATATTCTTCCGTTTCCATTTTTCTGATCTGACGCTTGCATGCATCCGGTCATAAAGAAAGCGGTTCCCTCATTCATTTGTCGTTTTTCGCTTTCAGTTAAGTAATCTTGGCAAATACCACCATCACATAACTCATAGTATTCTCTCAATAAGTTTTTTTTCATTTTTTAGTTCCTAGTGATTAGCGGGCGCAACCCGCACGATACTTTTCCCTTTGCAACAAAGGCGGACTCTCTGGAGCATCCAGTCTCTGCGAGCCCAAGCAGATTTATAAGTGATCTGCGTAGTCTGTATCATTTCTCACCTCCTTAATATAGAAAATATTGAGGCCGGAATCACCAAAAAGGCTGACCAGCGCATAAGTTGTGGCCGAAGAAAGCCACCCACATATGAAAAAATTTGCTACCGTATACTCAAAACTAAATAGTTCCGTAAAACCATTTATGATAAATAAAAACCAACCCACATGGAAGCCCATGCACATAGGGCAATAAAAAAGTTTTCCAAGTCCATTCAACCAATCTCTAGACGGCCTTATTTTGTCAAAGATTGTCCCATACAAAAGTGCTTGTGATAATCCCCAACAGGCCAATACAAAATAAATTAACTCCACTTTACCTCTCTTTATCTTCTTGCAGATAATAATTGTAATAATAAGGACTGTGCATCAGAGATAGACCCGTTATCATCGAGCCCTTCTTATCATCATGTGGGACATCTCCAAGGGCCGTGGAATCTTCCTCTTGAGGACTTGTGAGGTGTTCCTCTTCCATGTCGTCCAAGAAATCCAACGCCTCAAAGTACGGGCGTTCCTCGCCAACCCACTTTGAAATATTTAACATTATAAGTTTAATCGGTGATGGGTGATTAGTCACAGGTATTTCTGCCTCGATCGAGCCGTATGCATTGCCACCACGAACGCTCCCCATGGTGATTAAGCCCCTGTCTTTTAAATATTTAAAAAGCCTATCTTGGGCCCCGTAGACTATATCGTTCATAGCATTTTTAGGAAATGCGACAATTTTACTTTTCTCCGGCATGATAACTATATCCACGTCGCCGTGATCAAAAATAATTATATTGCCGTCCAGAGTTTTTCTAGCATCTAGTTTAAATTTTAATGTCTCACCCTTAGGGCCTGGGCCGATATCAATCTTCAGGGGTGATTTTTCCTGTTTATCTATGTTAATCTGAATTGGCATCAGACTTGGCCTCCCTCACAAGACTTTGTATGCGGAGTATGTCTTTGATTGCTACAGCATCTATGCTTCTATCGGAGAAGCTGCCTAGCACTGACAAAACTTCCTGCGTTTTTTCCATAATGATTGGGTCTTCTTTCACTTCCTCTAAAGACAAAATTTGTTCAACTTCGTATTTTAAACGACCGAGTTCCTCGTTTAAGAATATTTTAAACTTAATTCCGTTATCCGCAAAAGAAGTTATGTAGTGGTTTAACAAATATTTTTGTTCTTGATGTAAGTTATCTTCATTAGAATATTTATTATTAAATTTTTCGACAAACTTACCATAGACTAGATTATCTATTGGCTTCATTTGGGCGGTTTGGGGGTTTTCACTAGACAAAAGGCCCGCCAAACGATCCTCTAAGATTACCCGGTCCTTTAACGTGGTGCCTTGGTCTAATATTCTGTCGATCGTGGCCAGATATTTATAATTGGGAACAAAGTTACTAAATACAGAACTATCCAGTTCCTTATTAATTTTGTTTATAAGCTTGGTCTGCTCCTTGTACACCCTTGCAGAATCCAAACCTTTGTGCAGCATTTTTGCTTCAAGTATAAGCTTCTCGGCTAGTCCTCGCTTCAAGCCACCGCTATCTTTTAAAGCATCGAATACTTTAAGTTCCCTGTTAAGCGGTGACCCAGCAGGAAAATGTTCTTTGATAATAGATAAAACTTTCTCTTTCCGCTGATAATCCTTCTTTATGACCGACTTGGTCAACTCTCTGACCAGGGCCTCATACAAAAAGGCAGTGTTTCTTTTTTTATTATGCTTAAGTTTCATCCGTATCCGGCTCCATTTCCATTTTCTTTAAACTTTCTATCAAAAATTTGGCGTCACTAGAGGTATTAGAAATCTCTTTTTCGCCTTTTATCTTTTGCTCAACATTATAATTAGGTGCCAGATCTTCATAAATCCTAGTCATTTTACCAAGCCCCATTAAATCTTTTGCGCCTGGTATCTCTTTATTGATTCTTAGGTTCGCCCCGGTCCTCATGTTTTTTCTTTGTGGGACTCTAAATTTTCTTTGATCGGACACTACTGGCCTATAAAGTTTACCTTTTGATTTTGCTGTTGTGGTGGGTGCTTTCCTCTTTCTGTCATCTGTATCTCTTTTGGCTGGGGCGGGGGTTGCTAGCAGTGTGTCCTCCCCTGCTGCCGGAGCCTCATCTCCACCAATGGCCCCCTCTGGCGGGGCTTCGGGGGTCTCGGCAGGTGCCTCAGGCTCAGGCAGAGCCTCACCTTCGCCAGGTAGTTCCCCAATATCCCCCCCTCCAAGACCGGCCATTCCACCAGCGGCTAACTCTTCTCCGGCCATCTCTGCTATAGCATTAAGCTCCGCATCAAATTTGCGGTCGTAGAACATCTCTCTCTGGTTCCTGAGGAAATCGTCCTCTGATAAACCAAACATGTTCTTAGCGACCCAGCGCCTACTAAAGTAGCCCTCAGTAGCGGAGGCCGCTGTATCAAACTTGGTTCTCCAATGCTCCAACTCTTGTAGCTCAGCCAATTTAGATGGATTATTAAGCGAAAGTTTGAATCCAATCAGGTCATCGCCGCGATACCCTAAAGTATACAGGTGTACAATACCTATCTTTTCAAGCTCTGACACTAATGCCCTCTGTAGCCTTTGTATAGTTCTTGCAAACCTAATATCTTTTTGCGCCAACGTCGATTTATCCTCGTCACCGCCTTCTCCAAGAGTAAGATACGATTGTGGCACTTTAAGGGCTGCGAACAATTTATCTCTTAAATACTTTACGTCGTCGATATCCGAAGCGTGCTGTCCCCCAGAAAGCGTATCGACGGAAGCAAATTTTGTATCCCCTCTTGTGGGGATATATATATCCTCTTCGACACTCAAGGGGTTGTACCTAACATCCACTCGGCCACTATTAGAGTCAACAACTTGGTTTCTCTTCATTTGTGTCATAACTCTTTGCATATACTGTTCAACATCTTGCGGAGCGATATTTCCAACATCAACATAAAATATTCTTCTCTCCGGTGCCCTTACAATCCTGTATGCCATCATTGCGTCTTCCATCAAAGTGAGTTGCCGCCATATTCTTCTAGCCGGCTCTAAAACGGAAGTCCCATACGGAGACCACTTATCGTTACCTAAAATCCTAAAATGGGCAATTTGCCAATTTTCAAAGGTCATTCCCGCTGAGTTCCACTGATACTGCACATAGTTTGGGTTAGTTTTGTCTTCCCCTTCGAGCCTTTCCAACTCATTAGATGGGAGTCCGACTGCCGCCTTAATTCCCATGGTTTCATCTATGTCGAGGTACAAAAAGAAATCGCCAAACTTACACATAGACCTAGACCATCCAAACAAGTTGAACTCTACGTTTAAAATGTTATGATATAAAGAATTTAGTATTTCTTTTATTTCCTCGTTCTGGCAATCTATCGCGAGCATGCGTGTAAGTTGAGAGGAAGTTGTCATTTCATCAGCGTAGATATCTAAAGCTGAAGCTATCTCGGGCATGTATTCCATGGCATCAAAATCTTTATACCTTTCCGCTCGATCTTGCTGAGCCATCATGTTCGATTGCATAGTATCGAAGGGGTTGTAGCGACTCTTCTTGAATTGCTGTCCACTTGCAGACTTAAACGTGCTAGCAAACTTATCTATTTCTCTTCGCTTAATGCGCCTTCCAGTCTGTGTTCTCCTGCCTACAATCGGCCCAGAGAAGATTCTTGTCAGCCTCTTAAAAAGTTCTGACGAAGAGTTTCTTGGATTTCTTTCGTTATCTGCCATTGTTTATCCTTTCATTAGCCATATAAAATCGCTATTATTTTTAAAATAGTCTTCTCTTTTTTCCTCAATAGTTCTTTTTTCTGAATACGAGCTGCCTAGCTGCTCATGCTGGAACCTGGTTGTTTTCATGGTGATGGCACCAAAAAAAGCTTTCCTATATTCTAAATCTCGCTTGTTAACTGTCAATGCGGTATCACGAACCCAGCAGCCAACCGCAAGGGCCATGACCAAGTCATCATTGTAGCCCCTCATTGCCTCCGGCTTTCCGCCATTCCATATAAAAGTCTCCAACTCCTTGTGCGTTCTACTAGAATATATAGTAATTAGTTTATTTCTTACAAATTCCTCTAGCTTTGCTATAATAAGCGGCCTAGTTTTAGAGGATGTGGTGAAGCCTGGAACTGAATCCTTTTTCATTCCTGCCAACGCGGGATCTATGAAGTCGTGTGACCCCTTTAACGAATAATATATGTTAGGGTAGCCTAAAATTTCTAGCTTTTCCAAAACCGATATGCCGATTCCAATATTATCAACCACCATAAGACACTCGCCATACTCTTTGCCGCACTCGTTTAGAATATTTGAGTATTGATCAAGCGTGGGTTTGCCGCAGTACTCTGCGACTATTTCCATTGTTTCTAATTTTATTATGTGAAATGCAGAACTGTCCTTCCCGTCGCCCCTTGCAACATCCGCCGTCAATAAATAGCTAAATTCAGGGTCATACTCCTCCCATATCCAATAGTTTCTATCAAACCCAGTCTTGTATTTAGGCTCGGACAAATTACTTTTCATGGCTTCCAGCAAGTCACCATGTATCACAGTCTCACCAGAGGTGTTAAAATTACACTCAAGCTCTTGCGCTATCTGCCTAGTGGACATATTTCTGGTTTCTTTTTCGTACCACTCCTGGTCCCGCTCGGGATGAACATCCCAGGGTAGTATCGATGGGAAAAAATCGTTTCTTTCTTCGTCAGCGTCAATATATGTTTTATGAAACCAGTTGCCAACACCGTTTGGCGTGGACAGCGCGATACAACGACCACCAGTTGATAGAGTAGGATACAAACCTGTCCAAAGCTCATCAAGACCCTCCACATGAGCAGCCTCATCAATCACAAGCAAAGAAAGCGCTTCAGAACGACCAGCATCACCGCTGGTCGATGTTGCTTTTATCTGCGAGCCGTTTGATAATTCGAACGACGCCCTATTATCTATATTTATATCTGCGACCCTGATCCATTCAGGCAAGCCTTTAACAATTGATTTAACTTTTTTAACGAGGTTGGTGGCTGTTTGAAATTTAGTAGCCATAACAAGAATATTCTTTTCGCGATGAAAAAGCATAAACCACACAACATACGCGGCAGTTATAGTAGATAAACCAAGCTGCCTTGCTTTGAGTATCACATTAAAGCGATGATCATTGAACCTCTCCAACATTTCGTCTTGAAACGGGTAGGTCTTAAAAGGTATCAGCCCCTCTATCGGATGCGAGATCCTAACGTAGTTATTTATAAAATAGCTAGGGTCTTTGCCAGATTTTAAGATCTCCGACATCATTTGTTGTTTGGATAACTGATATGCCATATTCCATCACTTTTCTTTTACGTATTTGCTATTGATAGTTTCTCTAGCGTGAACACCCTTATCTTTAAAAACTGGTTGCCCTGGTGTGGGGTCCTTTCTTTTATCATTTTGAGGTCGTTTGCCTTTAAAACCCCCAAGTTCTAGAAAACTTCTAAAATCTTTATCTAGTTTTCTATCAAAATCCTCACCTACGGGGCTGACATCTCCTATGTTTCCTATCTTGTATTGTTTAGATGCCTGCACCCACGTCCTAACCCTAGAAGTGTTCTGGACAATCGCTCCAACATCTCCGTCTGGGGTTAGGGTCAGCGAGTTACCGGTCAGTTTCCTATATTCTTTTTTCAAGTAAGATGCAACATTTTCTATCATTTGCTCAACCTCACTTTCAAAGTTTCCAGCGTATACGTCTTTAAGAAGAGCTTCCGACTGGTAAGTAATGACTAGTTTGTTACCACTGAACTTGACTCCAAAGCCATCCATAATTCTATGATTTAAGATGGGGTCTCCCTCTTCCCTCTTAAGACCAATCTTTTTAGCCTCTCCATCACTGGTATACCTCTCGTCGTGAGCCCCATCGTAGACGTTTGCGGCTGCCTGTGATATGGCCCTAATGATTTCTAGTGTTTCAGCGGACATGTTAATTATTCTCCTTATCTTCTCGATGTTCTATATTTTTAACATAACACAAAAAACAACAATTGTATCTATTCATGTATAGATCATCTTTTACAGTAAAAGAATATACATTACAGACAGGACAGGTTCTATCTTGTGCCTCTTTAATAAGTAGTTTTTTTGTTATTAAAACGCCATCTACTTCTATTTTCTCTTCATCTTCATCCCTGGATGCGAGTTTCTTGTCAAACTTCGCTAACTGCTCCTTGTATTCCTCCTCTTTGGAGTCATCCCAGTGCTTTCTAGGGTTCTGGATTGTTTCCTCACCATATTTGCTTGCTATTGCCCTTTCAAATTTAGCTAAAATATTTGGATCTAACTTAGGCATTATTGTCCCCCTTGATTAATAATGTGTGTTGCACCAACACCAATTACAACACCCGCCGCCATACTTGTCGCTATAACCACCGGGATATTCATTTTTCTATTTTTTTTGATAATAGTTCTCAGTTGCTCTATTTCTTGATCCCTAGTTTCAATTTCCACGTTGTAGCGAACCTGTGTCTCTTCGAGTGTTATCCGCATATTTTTGATAACTAATTCCGAGTCTAGGACGAGCGACTCCTTTTCGAATTCACACTGTGCTTTTATTTCCTGGGCGAGAAATTCTTTCCAGGTTAGCAATTTAGCAGTGGCCTCTGTGTCAAAGCATGTCGCCTCAAACTCCACAATGCCACCTTGTGGAACAAGGCTAAATTTACCCGCCCCGCCATGTGCTGTGGGTACAATTAGAAAAAATAAAAGCAGTGTTTTAATCAGCGTATTCAAACCCAAACTTCTCCTCAATTTCTCGAATCAGTTGATCCGGATTATCTTGTCGTAAAGACACAAAGTCTCGCACACGGTTGTCTTTTGCGACTGCCACCTCTTGTTGGTATATTAGATATTCTACCTGAAGTTGTTCTAGTTTAGACTTGTACTCCTCCAGGGCGGCTGCTTTACGCTCTGTTTCTCGCTGATGGCTTTTTTTTAATTCCTTAATCCTAGTCTCATAACTCTCAACGGAGGCATCATACGCATTGACGAGGCCTCTTCTATCGTGCCACCAAAAGAAGGAGACCACAAATAGCAGTACAGCTAAAGCAATCTCCTTCCAGTGGGTGCCTATGAAATTCATAAGGCTTTGCATTATGCGCCCTTAAGCTTAACGACGGCGTCAATAACAGCTTGGCCGCCAAGATAAAGGGCAGAAATTGTCACCCAATCTCCACTAGTCAGGAATCCACCGGCTGCTAAACCAGTTGCAGTGGCCCAAACAAGTAGCTTCCTCGATACAACTTTTTCTAAAGTCTTATCGATCGCTCCTTTAATCATGTTCATGTTACCTCCAATGTAATATAAATAGTCTAACAAACCACAAAAGCATGCCCGTCTTTCTGCTCTATGCTTAGTTGCATGTCCACGCAATCTTTAAGAGTCTCAAGGTGTGAAATTAATAGCACAGTTTTAAAGTGGGATTTAATCATGTTTAACATCCTTGCAAAACCCTCCATATTTTCCTCGTCCAAAGCTGTTCCCGGCTCGTCCAAAATAAAGACATCACCCTTGGGCAAATTTGAAACCGAAAGCATAGCTAGCCGGATTGCCATCGCCGCGATTGTTTTTTCTGCTCCAGAGCCCATCTCAAGGGGCCTCGGCTCCTGGTGGGGGTGCTGTATGTGTATATTGAGTCTCTTGCCGTCGTCTTCGAAAAATACGCCAAAGTCCACTATGTTCACAAGAAATTTGGCTATTTCTTCGTTAATGATGGGTAATTTTTTCTTAATAATATCATATGCAATACCATTACTATGCATACATTTAAGATACAAATCATAGGCAGAATATTCGCGGCGGAGGTCCTCAAGTTCTTCTTGCTGCTCATTAAGGTTCTCTATCTTTTGTTCCAAGGAGCCAATCTTTTTAATACTCATTCTTATTTTGTTATCTAAATCATTGTCCAAACTTTTGGCTTTTTGCAGATCAGTATCTTGCAAACGAGCTTTCTCTGACATCAGGCGCTCTAAATTTTCGATTGCGTCCTTGTTTTGCTCATACTCTTTTTTTTGGGATTCCAGAGCAGTCTTTTTATTTTTTATAGAGGATATAGAATTTTTTGCTCTTTCTATTGAAAGTTCAATTTTACTTTTTTCAATCACTGAGTTGTCTCTCTTTTTCGCGAGTGCCTCATACTTTTCAATATTACCCACAACTGTCTCGGGATCTAGAGATAGCCTCTCGTCTTTTAGGCCGCCCACGTTGGCTTCTACTGACGGCTTGGTGGTTAGTGCCTTCTCGGCCTCTCGCAGGCACTTGCACCCCCTAAGAAATTCTGGATCCTCTAAGGAGGCTATCTTTTTCTCTATTACGGCTAATTGTCTCTCATAATCATCTATCTCATTCTGTAAAATATCTATGCGGCCTTTCTTTTTTTCAAGCTCGGGCATGTCCAATGCAATCAAGAACTGGTTTATTTTTTCTACCAGAGTGTCTAGGTCGGACAATTTAGCGGACCACTCCACCAGCGAGGCCTCGTGCCTAGAGATAGCCTCATTAGACTCCTGTATCTCAAATAACACAGAACTAATATCAATCGGCTCTGCCGGGACATTGTCAATTTTTTGCTGAAGGGCCGCTATCTTGTTCATAACGTCTGACACAGCCAGCTTCGACCGCTCCTTTTTTTCAACTAGTTCCTCGTGAACTATAGTCGTATCTGACAAATCTGAGTTGGCGTCGTCTATCTCGGACGAAAAATCCTTGCCCTCTAATCTCTTTAGAGCGCCTTTAATGTCAGAGGCGTCTTGTTTGGCGTATTTGAATTTTTTATCAAAAAGCTCAAGATCAAGAAATTTAGCAAAGATCTCCTTTCTTTTAGTTGAGCCCTCGCGAATAAAAGACAAAGAATCTAATTGCGAAGACATAGATGTTAAAAGAAAGTCATCCACCGTTCCAAATTTACTCCTAATGATTTTATCTGTTTCGGCTCTGGTCATCCCATTATGGTTTTCGGCTATTTTTTCATAACGAGAATTAAATTCCACACTTGTTTTTGCCTCAACAAATTCCTCGCCTTTAGATTTTTTAGTATATTTTTCTAAACACCTATCGATGGTCCATTCGGTGCCGTCAGATGTTTCAAGAACCACTTTCCCAAAAGCCGTGTCCTTGTCGTAATTAATAACATTGACACTCTTTCTCTCATTCTTTGAGGTAGTATTGAACATTGTGTAAAGCAAACTGTCAATAACACTAGACTTGCCGGAGAAGTTTTTCCCGAATACGCCAATAATCCCATTCATGTTACTGAAGTTTATACTGTTGTTCTCGCCATAGTTAAACAAGTTATTAAATTTAAGAGTCTTCAGTTTCCAGTTTACATTTCTTTGGACCTCTTCATTTTCCTCGGCCATCTGATTATATTTGTCGTTCAAGGCCAGAATCTTTTTTAAAATTTCCTCCTCTAACTCATAACCCTCAAGAAAGTCCTTTATAAGTTTTCTTTGAACAACGATATTGCGGAGGTCATCGTGGCGAATGTTGTCAACAACCTGCTCTATGTCACCACGAGAATGTATATTTCTGTTTAAAAAAGTTAAGCTTTCAGGAGAAAATTTGTGCTTTGCTATATCAACCGCTCTCTTCATGCTTTCTAGAGTGATGTTCTCAGCGGATGCCAACCTAAGTCTTGACCCCTTCGGTATATTAACTTCCGGGAGCTTGCCGCCCTCTAGCTCTATCGTTATAAAGGGCTTTGGGTTAGAAAAAACCACTTGTTTGACTGTAAAGTTGTCCCTGTCTTGGATATCCCAAATTAAAATACCCTTATCAACTTCCTCCCCAAAATTTTGCTGGATGGTCGATCCAGCATATCTTACACGTCCAGCCTTATCAAGCTTTTGCGCCTTATGAATATCGCCCAAAAACGCATAATCAAACTCCTCAAAGATTTCTATCTCGTTCTCTCCGTTGTCCATAACCCATCCGCTATCTGTTTGACAGTTTGATATGGAGCCATGATAAAGAGCTATGTTAATATTGTCATAGTTGGTGGGGTCCTGCCAGTTATCTTCATCGAACACGGAAAGGACATTTAAGGCAAATCCGTCACGCAGGTAAACCTCACAAGAATTCTTCAGCAAATTTAAGTTGGGGTGTTCTAATGCTTCAACGATTGGAGAAATAGCGTCCAACCTACCAGAATTTTTTAAATTACCATCATGATTGCCAAGAATAATATACGTCGGCGCTATGTCCGCCAAACTTGACAAAAATTCTGAGCACATATCCACGAACTCTGGGGATATCTGCGTCTTTGTGTGTGCGATATCGCCGCAATGGATTATATAATCAACATTTTCTTCTTTAATTGACTCATACAGTTGTTTAAATACTGACTTGTACTCAGCGTGATATCGCAGATTTCTAATATGTGTGTCGGCTATGTGAGCAAATTTCATTTATACCCTGTGAAGAATATAGCCTTTTATTTAGAGTGTGTCAAGCGAGAGATCGATTTCTTCTTGAATCATATTCAATAACTCTTTTAAGCTAAGCGGATTTGCGAAAGGCCTGTGCTCGCCACTCACATCGGCACCAGTGACCGGACCTGTTAAGCCTAGCCTTGTGCGATAGTTTTTAACCGACTTTCCTGGGTATAGCTTTCTGAATGACAAGTTTGGAACAACGTGTAGCTCCGGTTCGCCTCCCTTCTCTTTGGGAGTTCTTAGCAGTTCTGCGGCGTAATACTCGCCAGGGTTATTAATCTGAAACGCCACTATTTTTGTCCAAAAATCCCAGAGCCGTTGTGAATCATAGCCGATATCCGACAACTCATTTAAGACATCAATGTATTCCTGCGCGAACGCTCGCAAATTCTTAGGCTTTGATTTAGATAAAACTTTTGGTATATCATCTCCATAAAACATTCTAGAGTTAATCGAATCTACACACCCTAATTTTCCTGTTACCATTTGTGTGGCAAAACCCGCCTTAGCCAGCCCTAAACCTTTTACTGTCAAAAATACTGTCATTACATCTAGGGGATTTGTATCTGCCGACTTGAGAAGGCCGATCATATCGTTGTAAACCTTTTGTCTATTCCCCCACAGTTCAAAGTAAGTTTTTGTGGATGGCACAGCAGACACCTTACTTACGCCATTGCATATTGTGACTAGCTCTTCCTCTGGCAGCGCCCTGTATTGCTCATGCTTTAATAGGTCGAGCGATATAAGATAAGCCTTAGGACTACCAAACCCCATACCAGACCCAATTAATTCGGGGTTTTTATTCATGGGATACTCTTCCCTCATGCGCCTATTGCGAGGCGCAGACCAGCCCGGTGGATTAGCTGCGTTTGGATCAGCGTCCTTGGTAGTTATCCACTCCATTAAATGTGGGAAGTATGGCATGACTGTGGGCCAATCGGTCCTTTGTGTCGCATATACGAACAAAATTGTCTCTGCTAAGTTCTCTGGGCTTTCCTTAACCCACTC